AAAGTAAAAGGTGGGGAATTTTGGCTTACTCATAACGGAATGGATATTGTGCGTAACGAGGCAAGAGAGCATTTTCCGGCTTTCCTGCAAGAGCCAGCACCTACGCCTGTTCAAATTCAAGAGGAGCCACCACAAACGGCTATGGAGGTTTTTAAGCAGGCAAAATTAGAGTATGAACGCCAAAAGAGAGAGGAACAAGAAAAGCATTGGACTAAAGAGGAGGTTGTTCATCTGCTTACTAACGAGGCTCACATGGTTGGTCGTATGTTGGGGACAGGTTATGACTTGTTAGAGCCTATTCATAGTGAATGGATTAAAACATGGGTATTAAATCCTCAAGGATTTCGTGTTACCGTCCACCAAGCACACAGGGATAGTTTTAAGTCAACTTGTTTAAGGCTTTGCATAGCCATTCTGCTTATATTAAATCCTCTTTTGACTATAATTTTATTGCGTAAATCAGAGGACGCAGTAAAAGAACTTGTAAATGGTGTTAGCAAAATTCTCGATACACCTTTATTTCAAACATTTATTAACATTTTACACCCTGATATTGTTAAAAAAGGTGGCTTTAAAAAAACTACCGATACCGCTTTAAGCATTGATACTAACTTAAATACAAGTCTTTCAGGGGAATTTCAATTAAGAGGGCTTGGGCTTGGCTCGCCATTGACAGGTAAACACGCTGCTTTAATCATAACGGACGATATTGTTACAACTGATGACAGAGAAAGTGAGGCTGAAAGACGCAGCACTATTGCAAAATATCAAGAGTTGATGAATATTTTATCAAACAATAAAGGCTTTTCAGATACTCGCATACTTAATATCGGTACGCCTTGGCATGAGGAGGACGCTTTTGCTCTTATGGAGCGAGGCTTAAAAGAAAAATCAGACAGGCAAAAAGAACTTGAAGAAATAGATTTAAGAGGCTTGCAACCAAAAGAAGTAAAAGCAATTAAAAGAGAAATCCGACAATTAAACATGTTGCGTGGTTTATTTGTATATAATTGCTATCAAACAGGCTTAATGACCAAAGAGGATATTGAGTGGAAAAAGCGTGTACTTAATGATGACGCTCTTTTCCAAGCAAACTATATGCTTTCTCTTGTTTCTGACGCTGAAAAGCCATTTCCTAAAATTAAGAATGTTGGTAATTATTCAAAATCCTTTTATCAGAATGCTTGGGAGGTGTTTGCTGCCATTGACGCTGCGTATTGTAACTGGGAAACAAACGAGGTCGTTACTTATGGTCGTATGTATAAAACGGCTTTAGATAAAAATTATATGGAGGTCGCAGAAGTTTTGTTTGAGTGCGGTGTTTCAAAAATATTTATGGAAACAAACACCGATAAGGGACTTATGGGCGATAAGTTCAGAGAGTTAGGCTTTGTGGTTGATAGTTACCACGAAAGCATGAACAAACATACAAAAATTGTCAGTACTATCCGTCCTTATTGGCGTGAGGAGGGACAAGAATTGCTGCCAGCGGTACAATTTGTTGAAGAAACTGACGAGGAATATCTAAAAGAGATTTGGGGCTATAAAAAAGGTGTAAAACATGATGACGCTCCTGATAATTTGGCATGCTTGTTATTAAAAGGTAAATTTGGCTCTTTAGCCGTTAGAGTTAGTTAGAATGGGTAGAAAAAAGCGAAAAAATAAGAATAGAGGCAATAAAACTTGGGAATGGCGAAAAGTAAACATTGGCAAAGGGTGGACTTTACTTTCGGTTGAATGTTATTTGCAATGTACATGTCAAAATTGTCTTTATTATCGCTATTGTAAAACGACACAAAAAGGCTACAACACTCCTGTTTTGAGGCAAGTTATAAGAGGCTTGTTTGCCAAATATGGCGAGCCTCCTGCCGATTTGGTTGACAAGGCACATCAAATTGGATATAATGATTTGTATTAGTGGCGAACAGGGCTATGGTTATATGTGTAAACATTCGTGCTATCCTTAAAGCGTTCGTCCTCATACTCGCTTAACACATTCGGCTCAAATTCTCTTTGCGTTGATGTCAACATCAAAAACTTTGTCCGGAAAAAGCAAGAACTTTGCACGATACATACTAATTGTTGAAAATTTTTAAAATTTAGGCTATCATCTAAAATAAAAGGGGGAATTTTAGATGTCCTTAACCGATAAAATAATGAGCCGCATGGGCTACATTAAAAAAATAAAAGAAGATGACGGCTTTTGTGAGGGAGGCGATGTTCTTATTCAGGACGGCAAGGTTGTCGGCACTCCATATCACGACTTTTCAACAAATATGCGTAAGCCTGTATTACAACCGTCTGAATGGGACGCTGCATATAGGCAAATTTCGTGCGTAGGGACAAGTGTTGACCTCATCGCTAATAATATTCAGATGATAGAGCCTGTTTTTTGGGATAAAACTAAAAATCAGGTGGCAGAACGCACTAATGACACACGATTAAAAGAGTTGGGTCAATTATTTAAAAATCCGTCTGCTGGGTTTATATTTAAAGGCACAAAACCTATTTCTATTAAAATTTTGGACGCTGAATTGGTGTCTGCAACGGCAGATGTCGCAAATAATCGTATTGGCTCTTATGTGGTCAATAATTCAGGTTCTTTTGACGGAAATTATATTTTTAATGGAACTTATTATCAAAAAGAAGATGATAGAAATTATATTTTAGCACCTTATTGGAACGCCGACCCTCAATGCTCATATTTGCCAGCGTCTATTTTGCTTGGCACAGGCATTGAAACGCTTATGTATTGGTTTGGTTGCTATCATAATAAAAGTTTATTGCAAAATGGGGCAAGACCCTCACTTATATTTCTGATTAAATCTTTATTAAATCCAAAACATAGGGAACAATTAAGACAAGAAATAAGGGTTAAGCACGCTGGGGCTGGAAATGCCGGAAGTGCCATAATTATTGACGGTTCTGCTGAAAAAGACGTAAAGCAATTCTCACAAAATAATAAAGATATGGAATTTTCGGAGGTGTTAAAAGCCGCAGAGGACGCAATATATCGCAGACTTGGCGTAAATTGGGTTTTGGGTAAAACTGTTCAAAGCAAAGACTATGAAAAAGGCATGCTCATGTTGTTTGATATGACTATTTGCCCTTTATTTCAAGGCATTTTTAACCATTTATTTGATGTTTATAAATATAAAAATGTTGGGTTTGATGACCTTGAGGTGTTTTATCTTGAACAAAATATTCCTGCATTGCGACCAAGATTTTTGTCCATGATGAAAGATTTGCCTACATTGGGTATATTTACAGTAAAAGAACGTAGGGGAATGTATAATTACGCTCCTCTTGGCGATTATAGGGACGATGAATTAACTGTTCAAAGTGTTAAAGTTACTCAAAGCGGCATGAATGGCAACAATACAACGGAATTTACAAGCGAAAATAACGAATAAAAATACAAATTGTTGCAAAAAAAATAATAATCGTATATTATTAAATCAAAGAGGGAAAATTGATGACAGGAAAGATAGACGGAAAACGCATTTTTCTAAAACTGCAAAAGGTCAATGAAAACGAGGTCAAACTTGAATTTGACTTTGAGCGTGATGAGGAAAAATATACATACATTATGGCTATTGCAAGCACTCCTGACAAAAACTCTGCTGGGTTTATTGTGGAAAATAAAGCGTTGCTGGACGCTTGGGCTGCAAACAAAGCCGCAGGCAAAAATGTTGCCGTTTATGAAAAACATGGCTTACCTGTTGGTAAGGTTGTTTCTTGCGAAGAAATTAGCGAGAAAGTATTAGTTGTTTTAGAAATACCAAAATCAGGCAACGAAAGACTACTTGCTGTTTATGAACAAGGTATTTATGTTGGACTTTCAATAGGTGGCTGATTTGATTGGTACGAAGTGTCTTTAACTGATATTCCAGCCAATGAAAATGCAACTCTTTTAGAGTTTGCAAATACAAAAAAACCTCAAGCACAGGGGGATAAGACGGAGGAAACAGTTATCAAAACTGAAATTTCTAACGCAGATGTGCATACAGCATTAGAAAATGTTATTAAAGCAATAAAGGGGGAACAGTAATGAGAAAACATGCTGACAAATTTAAAGTACAATTAGAGGGAACACCGTCTAATCAACCTCCTGTAAAAACGGAGGAAATCAAGTTAGAAGATATGCAGAAAAGTCTTGTTTCTGCCGTTGAAACTAAACTTGAGGCAAAAGGTGTTGAAATCAAGGACGGTTTAAAAACTGAACTTGAAGAAACAATTTCACAGTCTATTGACAAAGTTAAGCAAGAATTAGTTGAATTGCAAAACGCTAATAATGCTAAATCTAAAGTTGATGACGCTACTGAAATTGAAAAAGTACAATTACAACGCTTAAATTCTTGTATTAGGGACGGTGCTGAAAAAGTTACCCTCCAGCAATACAGAGATTACCTTGTTGAATTGAACAAACAAGTAAGGGACGCTATCAACGGAAAAGAAATCAAACTTGACGCTACTATTGCTGGCTTTGCTGGTTTTGACGATAGCAGAGGCGGTGCTTTGATTATACCGGAAGTTGACCCTAATGTTAGAGAGGACTTTGTTGAATATGACGAGGGTTTATTTAACGCTATCAACTTTGAGCCTGCTATGAGCAGAACTAAAAAAGTTATCGTTGACACAGTTGAGCCGGATGAAAATGTTGCCGCAGTTAAGGAAACATTAGAAAGAATTGGCTACTCTATTGATGACGGTTGCTTTGTTTCTGCGAACTTAAACTTAAAAGATTATGACGCTCCAGCAAGAATTACTTATGATGAAATTGAAGATACTGCTTTCAGAATTGAAAATTATGTCAATGGTAAACTTGTTAGAGGTTGCCGTAGAGGCGTAGCAAAAGACCTTTGGGTTGGAAATTCTGCTGAAAAAATCAAAGGTATTATCAACTATGAAAGAGGTAATACTTATGGTAAAGTTGGCGAAGTTCACGTTGCTACAAGCGGAACTGTAACAATGGCTGATATTATGAACTTGTGTATTTCAAACAGATGTAAAGGTGTATTGTTTATTGATAGAACAACTTGGGCTAATGTTATTACTGAACAAGACGATAATCACCGCTACAAGTTTGAACTTGGCTTTGTTCAAAAAGGGTTAGGTACACAACCTTTCCACGTTGACGCAGTTGTACCGTTGTTAAATGTTCCTGTAATTTTTGATGACGGCTTTACACTTCCGGCAGCAGTTGCAGCAAATGTAAAAGCAGCAATTTTGCCTCCGTCTGCGGTGGCTGGTTATAAACGCCCTGTTGGTCGTTTTATGATACATGACCACTTAAAGAACAGAGATATGTTGCTTACTGAAAGATATGAC